ATACATAGTAATAGTAGAAGTAACTGTATTTAGATGGCAGGTCCAACGCCGAGGTCTTATAACACTTCTGAAATAAAGAGTAGACTTCTAAATGTAGCTACTCCCAATACTTATATGGTGAAATTTACACCACCTTCAGAAGTACAATCGTTAATGGCTGAACGTGGTGTAAATTATAGTACTAACGGTGAGACCTTTGAATTGGCTTGTTTGGGAATAAGCACTCCAGATACATCTTTCCTTACTCATTCTGTTCAAGCAGATTTTCACGGTGTCACACAAGAAATACCATATCGTAGAGGATATTCTAATGAGATTGAACTTCGTTTTCTAGTTGATAACAACTATGACATCTTAGAATTTTTTGAGAGTTGGGTTGATTGGATGAGTGGTGTTGGTACAAGAGGAACTACTAATGATTTTAATTATGGTTCTATGAATTATAGAGCTTCATACTATAATGATTATATCACGGATTTATATCTAACAAAATTTGAAAAAGACGTATCAATCAATTCAAGAATAAGAAATAGTCGTCAATCGAAAAAGGCTATTGAATATAGAATGATTCAAGCATATCCCAAAGCAATAAATAGTATGGAGTTAGGATATGGTCCAGCAAGTGGACCACTTGAACTATCAGTTACTTTTGGTTATACCAGATATACACAAAAAAGAATCACAGTCTAACAATGAAATCCTTTAAAGAATTTCTCTCTGAAGATGCTGCTTCAGCAACACAGTCTACCATTTCTGGAGGTAAAACTGGTGGTTATTCTGACGTTGAAACTTATCAAACAGTTAGAGGATTCAAAAAAAGACCAAAGACTGGTATTGGTGGAAGATTAAAACAATTTGCGAAGGACAGGATGAAACCTTCGACAGAACCTGATAGATCAGGTCCAGAACCTGATAAATTAGGTCCAGGACAACAACCCGACAGAAAACCACAACCTTACAGAAGTTCTGCACCTCAACGTCCTCAAAGTGCTCTTCCTCCAGGTAAAGAACGTCCTGCACTTCCTGCAAGTAAGGATTCAATGGTAGCACAAAGAACTGTTGCAGCAAAACAACCACCTCAACATCAACAAATCTCTGCAAGACCAGCTTCAACTGCTATGGCTGGTAGTAGACAAAGACCAGCAATCAGACCTGGTACTCAACAAAGACAGTTACCCTCTGGTCAAAGTTCAATAGCCAAGAGAGACACTAGTACTCCAGATCGTAGACCTGATATTCAGGGTGTGAGTGTAAGAGATGTCACTCAACGTCCAAAGGCGTTACCCTCTGGACAAAAGGCACTTCCACAATCACAACAAAAGGCACTTCCACAATCACAACAAAAAGCACTTCCACCAGCAAAACAAAGACAGTTAAGGGCTGCTAATGGATGAAGAACAAGAGGAGTATCTGAATAGTACGGTCAATCGATTTAGTGAGGACGAAGTAAATCGTATCAAGACTCTTACAGATGAAGATGATATGATGTTAGAGATCATCGAAAAACTTCAAACAGAAGTTGAAATAGTTCCTGATGTGGGTAAATATTTTACTTTTATATACTCAGCAAAGACTCCAAGAATTGAATATGATAGGTTTCCTCTAGTGGCGGTGACAGGGATATTCAGGTGGGGGTTTAGAGGATTGAATTATCATTGGGGAGACTTCAGAAACTATACCTGGGAAGAATTACAGAGTAATCTATACAAAATATATCCTATGGAATTGAAAACCTTAAGATCAATTCCATATCAGAGTTTTACAATAAATAACTAAAACCGTTAAAGTATAATGAGCGAGGTAAAGGCTACAGTAGTCTGGCAGGGAATGACAGTAGATAGTTACACCGATATGAAAACTGGTGAAACTAAACTCTATATTCCAGGTGGATTCCCAGGCACAAATCTCCTCGCAACATCAACTCCCAGTAATGGTTCAACTGAGTGGGTAGTCAATAACGAAAATTTATTCAGAAATTCATATAATAATAGTCAAAGAAATAATAATAAACCTGTTTTAACTCAAGAAGAATTTAACAAAACATTTGATACTCAAGGTACAACTGCATTTAACAATGTAAGAAGTGATGTACTATCTAATGATGACAATTATGTTGCAGCACAAATACCCTCAGAAGATGTTGGGTCATTAAAACAAGGTCATTTTTCAAATAATATACCAGGTGTACGAGATCCTGTGACAGGAGTCGTTGTCAATTCTGATGGAACAGTTCCAAGTGAATCAACTCAAACAGGTGTTCTTGGCGAAGAACCACCTACTGGAGAAACCACTGCTTTAGCTCCTGGTCAAGCAGCCTCATCAGACGAGAGTAGTTCTACTCCAGTCCAGAGTGGAGCTAATGCAACTGCAGAAACTAGTGGAGGGGATGACGAAAATCCCATTTTTACAACATCTGGGAGCACTGAAATCCTCAGATATCCAGAGGGTGAACCCCCTTCAGGAATAAAATACGATTATATCTCAATACAAGCATTTGAATATAAACCACCAGGGATTCAAGTCCAGGGTTCATACAATGAATCCGAAAGAACTGGAGAACAATTTGAAACTATTATATTACCTATGCAACCTTCGATTTCAGAAGAAAATGGCGTAAGTTATGGTCAAGACTCTGCAAACTATCTACAATTAATAGCTGGTCAAGCAGGAATAAAAACGATAGAGGGATTGAGTACTTTAAATTATGACACTATTAAAGGAGCAGCTTCAGGTTTGATGGAAGGTGTAAAAGATGTACTGAAAGATGGTGCCACTAAGGAGTATGTAGCTGCATACTTTGCAGGTCAGGCAGTTGGTAGCAACCTCATTGGAAGATCTACTGGTAATATTGTCAACCCAAACCTTGAACTTTTATTCAATGGTCCTGGTCTTAGAACTTTCAATTTCAGTTTCCCCTTAACACCTCGTTCGGATACTGAAACCATCATCATTAGAAAAATGATAAGGGCATTTAAAAGAAACATGGCTCCACAGAGATCATCTTCTAGAGCCTTTCTGACAAGTCCAAGAGTTTTTAAGTTGAAGTACATCTTTAAAGATAATACAGAAAACGATACATCACATCCATTTCTAAATAAATTTAAATTGTGTATGTTGTCAAACTTTAAAGTTGATTATACACCAGATAATTCATATATGACTTTTGATGATGGTGGAATGACAAGGTACAACATTGCTATGACTTTCAATGAAATTGTACCTAATTATGCTGATGAGTATCCATTAAACGAAAACAACATGGGGTTCTAAATGGCTCAAAAATATTTCAGAAACATTCCAAACTTTGAGTACGTCAATAGAACTTCAGACGCACAAAATATCTCTGACTACACTCAAGTAAAAAATCTTTTTAAGAGAGCAAAGTTAAGAGAAGATATTTTTCAGGACCTAAACTTTTTCACAAAGTATAGAGTACTTGGTGATGACAGACCAGACAATGTAGCAAAAAAGGTCTATGGTGACTCTAACTTAGATTGGGTTGTCATGTTATGCAATAATATTGTCAACTTAGAAAATGAATGGCCTCTGTCTCAAGATTCATTTAATAAGTATCTTCTTGATAAGTATGGTTCTTATTCTGAGATTGATGCAACAAAACACTTTGAAACATCTGAGATAAAAGATAGTCAGAACAGAGTGATTGTACCAAAAGGTTTGGAAGTTCCCGAAACATTTAGTATAACCTTCTACGACATCGGTCTTAAACAAACTATCACTAGGTCTGGTGTTGTACCAGTTTCAAACTTCGATTATGAGACGAAATTAAATGACGATAAGAGAAATATATTCGTTCTGAAAGGATCTTATCTTGGTATAGTTCTTGATGACATTGAAGAGATCATGCCATATACTCCTGGTTCAACTCAGTATGTAAATGACCGTCTTGTACGGGGTGAGAACATCAGATTGTACGAATAAAAAAAGTAAAGGGGCCAAAAAAAGCCCCAGGATTTTTTTCGGGCCTTTTCTTAATCAAAGGCCGATTTTAGTTCAGGACTCAGCCAATTTCGAAAAATAGCTCATTGGGTCCTCGTCATCGTCTCCCTCACTGTCAGAAGAATCAGAAGAGTTGAAGTTAGAAGTTGACTTGGAAGATTGATAGGAGTCTTCAAGTTTTCGCATGACTTCTTCTTCAGAGACAGTTTTGCGTTCAGTTGCTGCGTAGTTATCATACTCAGTTTCTTCCTCTACAGTTGCTCGACGTGTGGACTTGTTACCCAGAACATAATCAAGACGCTTCTTCAGTTCATCATAGGACTTGAACTGATCGGGTGCAGTGAAGGCAGTCAATGAATACTGCTTCTTCCAGATCGCTTCCATTGCATCGTCGTCATCCAGAAGAGGACTAGGACGATCGAACTCAGAACTATCATAGTTCCAGTAACCAGCAACTTTCTTCAGCTTAAGTTTGAAGTTAGCACCTTGCCAGAAGTCAAAGGGATTGATAGGAGTTTCATCTTCGAATTCAGGTTGCATTGCTTCCATGATCTTGTCGAAGATCTTCTTACCAAACTTATAGAGGAAAACTTTTCCTTCGTTCTGAGGATTGGCGGGATCCTTCACAACGTAGATGTTTGCGTAGAACGACAGTTTACGCTTTTGTTTACGAACAGTTTCCTTGTCTGCTTCGTTACCAGTGTTCCAGAGTTCACGATTCAGTTCACCGATAGGATCCTTACCACCGATAGTAGTCAGGGAGTTCTCGATGTACCAACCACCAGGACCTTGGAAGGCGTGTGAAAACAGTTTCACCCAAGGGAGATCTTCTCCTTCGGGAGCAGGAAGGAAACGAATAACGGCATATCCGTTACCACTTTTGTCCATCTCTGGTTTCCACAGACGGTCATCGGTACCGCCACTGTTACCACCATTCTGTTTTTCTACTTCTTTGACCAGTTTCTGTGTCAGAGAACCAAGAGAGGATTGTTTTTTAAGGTCTGAAAAAGACATTCGTATTACCTGTGAATTTGTATTTGGCTTGTTGGTTAGGTTTGGGTGGGGGACCTAACCACCCCCGTAATATAGGACAGTCTGAGAAGGAAGTCAAGACTCCCTTAGGGACTGTTTCATGTTGTCCACGACATTAGTCATGTTTTTGAAAACGTATGCCAAGTCAACATCAGCTGGGAAACCAAGTTGTCTTGCGGCAGTCAGGATACTATCCTTCATCTTCTTTGCTTCAGGATCATCCGACAAACTCATTCGAGCATAAAGAACCTGTTGTTTTTTCAAAAGATTCTCAAGAAGTTCTACGTGTCTTAACTTCTGCTCAAGTGACATTGAGGAGAAGGTAAAAACACTTGCATAGATTTCTTCTTGCAGATCAGAGATTTCTTTCATCTCTGCTTGAACTATGTCGGACTGAAAGAAGCTCATTCTTGTTCGGTAACTTCAGTGGACTCAGATTCGGGAGCTTCTTGTTCTTTTACAGATTCAATCTGCTCAAGAATCTCAATTGCTCCGACAACTTTGAGGTACATCTCACGTCCACCTTCAAGTTGTTGCTCGAGTTCAGCTTTTTGCTTTTTTAAGTTCTCAAGCACGGTTGCGTTGTCAATTGCCATTGGTGATAATCTCCTTCAAAATGTTTCTGTATTTGAATATATCAATATGTATAAAGGAATCGTACTTGTCAATTCTCATCGATAAGAATTTCCAAACAGGATCATCCAATTTACTATCGAATTGTTTTTTGAATCCCAAAATCTTATTTAAGATGACAAGGGACTCAAGTGATAAATTTTTTGCCAAGTGTTCTTTGACAATTTGAGGGTGACGTGTTCCCTCGATTTTGAACATACCATCAAAGTCTTTATCTGAAAAGACATTTTCTATTTCTGATTTGAAAGTATAAGATAACGATTGAAGTCGTCTTTTCCAATCTGTATAATTCTGTTCTCCGTTTCTAACGATCTCACCAATCCACAAAGACTGAGGATCATCACAAGAAACAAAATTACTGACGAAAAATTCAATAACTTCACTATCATCTTTTTGTCTACTCAATTTTTCAAAAAAGAATCTGTCCTTACGTTTATAGAAGGACTCTAATGATGCACGTGACTTACCACCATAACGATGGTAATCATATTTGTCTTTGGTAAAGTGATTTTTCAATCCAAGGTATGCCTTGTATGTATCAAAGGGACTCACTTTCGGTATCATATAGGAAGTTTCGCATGAGATGTACGTTTCAAAAGATTGAGTTCTATTGCCTCAGCCTTTAGCTTCTCTTTCAAAGGTTTAGATATTAACTTGGGGATTGACTCGATGTCAATATTGTTTTTCTCACAAAACAAAACAATAGAGTCCATGTATTTCATGCCTTTGTTTTCTTTTGCGATCTTTTCAATCTCCTCAGAAAATGTTCTACTATTGTAGAATTTATTTTCAATGAGTTGATCGACACTAAGTTTATCAGCCTTTGTCATATTCTTGTAATTTGAATTCAACAAACTCGCTAATATATTCGGCGAGGAGGTTGATGTACTTTCTCTTGTCATACTGTTCATAGACTTCAACTTCTCCATTTTCACAAGACATAATAATTACAAATTTTTTGACCATAATACCAGTCATTTCATAAAGCATACATGCATATGCTGCACACTGTACAAAATAATGTTCGATCCACTTTTCTGGTTTTGGTTTCTTACTAGTCTTGAAGTCAATGATAGCAAGTTCACCCTCATACTCAGCAATACAATCGACCGTACCTGCAACTCCCAACTCTTTACTGAACAATGCTTGTTCAATAGCATGAATGTTGTCAATCTTATCAAGATCAGGTTTGGCTTGTTTAAAAAGGAACTCTGACAGTGGTTGAACTGTCGGAAGTTCCTTATTCAACATATAGTTTTCAACCAGTGTGTGCATATCTGTACCACGACTGGTTGACTTTTTGGTGATCTTATTTGCCTCGTCGTTACCAACTCTTGCTCTCCACTTACGGAAGATCTCACGATTATAATGACTGATGATAGAAGTAATAGAAACTAACTTCTGACCATCAGGAGTATCATAATATCTTACCCCATCAATCATCTCTCTGGTGAGAGTAGGGTAGTTCACTTCAACATGATTAAACATTACATACCGAGTTCAAGTTTGGCAACGATGTACTCTTTAACAAGACCACTTCTACAGATATCCTCTGCATTAAATTCTATTGTATCAAAAGAAGGCATGTTAGTCAAGATACGCATAAAGTCTGCGATGCCATTTCTTTCATTCTGTTTGGTCAAGTCGGACTGAGTTGCGTCACCACAGAACATGATCTTCGAATTCTCACCAATACGAGTGATCATCGAATCAAGTTCGTGGAAGTTCAAGTTTTGAAACTCATCGACAATTACAATGACATTATCCAATGTAGTACCACGAATGAATGAGGTACTCCAGAAAGAAATAGTTCCCTGTGCTTTGAGATTGTTATACAACATCTCAAACGAAGCATCATCAGGCATTTCGAACATGTACTTAACCATGTTCTTGTAGGGAATCTGATAAAGAGAAGACTTATCCTCATGATCACCAGGGAGGAAACCAATCTCTCTGGTAGGTACAAGGGATCTGA